GTCGGGTATTGGGAACGCCCGTTCGGTTGGCCTAAGAGTCAACGGTGGGAGGTTCCCCGGTCGCAGGTGTCTGATGCTGTGGAAGCGGCGTTCGCCCGGTGGAATGTGGTTGGGATGAAAGCAGACCCGGCGCATTGGTTGGATGAGCTGTCCGGGTGGCAGAACCGGTTTGGGAAAGATCGGGTTCACAAGTTTCCGGTGTGGGTGACGTCGATTGTTGACGAGGCGGTTGACGCTGTTCAAACGTCGTTGCGGAACGGGAACCTGAAACTGCCTGACGGCAACGACCCGTTGGACGGGGTGTTGCGAGCTCAGGTGATGTGGTGTCGTGTGAACGCCCGTCAGGTTGGTACTAGGGTGTTGAGAAGCCTGTCGAAACCTGACGATGGTGGGCGGATTGACGCGGCTGCTGCTTTGACCTATGCGTTGTCTGCCAAACTAGATGCTATGAAGCGTGGCTGGTCGACACCTGACGACCCGGCTGAACCTTTTGTTTTCTTTGCGTGACAGGTGGCGTGTGCTGATTTACACGGGTTTCGTTATCGCAGGGCTACTGGTGGCCGCCGGCTGCCTTCTTATCGCACCCTGGTTGGCTTTGATTGTCACCGGTGTTCTTGTTGGTGTTGCCACGTTCTTTCTGATGGAGGAATCCGACTATGAGGCGGATTGACCGGCTTCGTCCGAAAGGTGGTTCGCAGGAGCGGATGTCACCCGCCCAATGGGCGAACTGGATGACGTACAACGGGGCACGTTATTACCTCGATCAGAACACCACTTACGGGAAACAGGAGAAGGTCCGCACGGCCGCTGGTGCTGATGCGATCACGTCGAACGGTGTGGTGTTCGCTGTGGTGCGGGCACGGGCTTCGCTGCTGGCGCAAGCTTCGTTGCGTTGGCGTCGGATTGACGGTTCGTATCGGGCAACCGAAGCGGACATGTTTACCACGCCGGCGTTGAACGTGTTCGACGACCTTGTGGACATCCTCACCCGTATTGAGTACGACTGGGCGCAAACCGGCAACTCGTTTTGGGTTATGACCAACGACCGGCTAACCCGGTTGCGTCCTGATTGGGTAACGATTGTTACCGGGTCCAGTTTGGAAGTGAACACCCCGGAACAAGCCCCGGACGCTTATCAGGCTGGGATCATCTACCAGCCGCCGGACGCTACCCCGATCGCTTACCTGCCCGGTGAGTACGTTCACCTTGCCCCGTACCCTGATCCTGACAGCCGTTGGCGTGGCATGTCGTATCTCAGGCCGGTGCTTGTTGACATTGACGCCGACCAGTCGTCCCGTATTTACACCCGGTCGTTTTTTGAGAACTCTGCAACCCCGAACATGGTTGTGAAGTTCCCACCGGAAGTGCAGAAGGCGACGGTTGAAGCGTTCAAGGATTTGTTCCTTGACCGACATCAGGGTTCAGGTCAAGCGTTCAAAACCGCTTTCCTCGGTGGTGGTGCCGACCCGGTTGTTCTCGGGTCGTCGCTGAAAGACCTTGACCAGATTGCTACTTCTCAGGTGGTGCAGTCAAACATTTGTGCTGCCGCTGGTGTGCCGCCGGTTGTGATCAACTCGATTGCGGGTATCGAGCAGATGACGTATGCGAACTATTCGCTTGCGATGCGAGCGTTCGCTGATCTGACTGTTCGACCGTTGTGGCAGTTGATTGCAACAAAGTTCCGGCCGATGGTCACCCCGAAACCTCGGAACGCTGAACTGTGGTATGACGTTTCTGCGGTGTCCGCTTTGCAGCAGGACGCCCGTGATGACGCTCAGATCGTTCAGATGCAAGCGTCCACGATCAGAAGTCTCACCGACGGTGGTTTCGACCCTGCTTCCGCTGTTTCAGCGGTTGTGTCAGGGAACCTCGGTTCGGTTGTTCACACCGGTCTGCTGTCCGTCCAGTTGCTGCCCCCGGCGATTGGTTCGCAGCCCGACGAAGGTCTTGGTGCTCTGGAAGGCGGTTACGAACCTCCGCCGACCCCGGAGCCTGCCGAAGAAGGAGCGGTCTGATGGATCGTGTTCACGTTCGTATCGGCGAGTTCGGAATCGAACCGTCATCCGATGGTTTGACCATCGAGGGATACGCAACCGTTTACAACCAGCCCGCGATGATCACCGACTGGTTGGGCGAGTACGAGGAGACGATGCGTTTCGGCGCGTTCGCCCGTTCGCTCACGGAACGCGGTCCGGCGAAGGTGAAGATGCAGTTCGACCACGGTCATGACACGATGATGGGGTCGATGCCGATTGGTGTGTGGCAGGACATTCGTGAGGACTCTCACGGCCTGTACGCCCGTGGCCGGCTGCTCGATTCGTGGCACACGATCCCGGTGCGGGCGGCGATCGAAGCCGGCGCGGTTTCCGGCATGTCGATCCGCATGAAGGTGATTGGCGAAGAATGGTCGAAGACCCAGGAGAACCGGTCGATCACGGAGGCCGCTTTGTTTGAGGCTGGCCCGGTTGTGTGGCCTGCTTACGCTGGCACCGAGGTCGGTGTTCGGGCGTTGGCGTTGGACATGTGGCGTTCGCAGCTTGGTGTCACGTTGCGTGCCGAAACGTGGACTCCGCCACAGGGCGTGAGGGAAGAAGCACGCAGAGCGTTGGAATGGATTGAGGAAGGTCACGCCGGTGACGGGTTCACCGACGTTGGCCGGAAGCGTGCCTCCGACCTTGCCCGTGGCGCAGCGGTGTCCGAAGAAACGTTGCGTCGCATGCGCTCCTACTTCGCCCGCCATCAGGTCGACAAGCAGGGTGAAGGTTGGTCACCCGGTGAGGACGGTTACCCGTCACCCGGCCGTGTCGCATGGGCTGCGTGGGGCGGCGACGCCGGCCGTTCATGGGCGAACAGCATTCTTGAAGGTTTGGATCGCAGCGTCGACGCGCCAGGGGATGTTGTCGATGCTGTTATCCTTTCAACCGTAGACCCGGAAGAAACCGAAACGGTTACATCCGAGACTGCGAACAGGGCCGTGGCCGACACCCCGGTTGGTGCCACCCGGCGTGACCTACAGCGTCTTGCGCTGCCGATCCTGCTTGGAGACACCAACAATGCGTCTTGAAACGCTCCGTACCCAGCTCAGCGAGCTCGCCGCTCGTCAGGCTGACATCAAGGCCGAGCTTCGCTCCATCGTCGAATCCGACGAGGCCGCCACCCCCGACGACGAGGCCCGCACCAAGGGTCTGCTCGCCGAGCACACCGACATCGAGCCGAAGATCGCCCAGATCCGTGGCGAGATCGAGGCCATCGAGAAGGTTCTGACCGCCCCGGAGACGGCTGTCGAGCGTGGCGGTCTCACCGCTTTCGTTCGCAAGAGCAGCCCGCTCGACGACGAGACGGTCACCTACGGTCCGGCCGCTCAGGTTCGTGGTGCCGCCCGCACCGCGATCGAGCAGATCCCGATGACCGACGACCACACCCGGAGCGAGCTTTACAAGACGCTTGACCGGACCGTCGATCAGGACGCCAAGCTTGCCCGTCACATGATCGCCGCTTCCCGTCCGGCGTACCGTTCGGCGTTCGCGAAGCTCATCAACGGTGAAGGTCACCTTCTCACCGCCGACGAGCAGCGTGCCGTCCAGCACGTCCGTACCGCGTCGCTCACCGACGCCAACGGCGGTTACGCGGTCCCGACGGTGCTCGACCCGACGCTCATCCTCACGGGTACGCACGACGGTCTGGTCCCGAACCCGGTTCGTCAGCTTGCGAACGTCCGTCAGATCACCGGCGACAACCTGAACGTGGTGTCGACGGCGGGTGTGACCGCTGCGTTCGTCGCCGAGGCGACCGAGGCGACCGACGGTTCGCCCACCCTGTCCAACCTGACGCTCACGCCGAACAAGGCGCACGTCATGATCCCGTTCACCTACGAAATCGGGATGGACTGGCCGGGTATGGAGGCGGAGATGCGTCGTCTCATCGCCGTGTCGAAGGACGATCTGGAGGCGAACAAGTTCCTTCTCGGGACCGGTTCCAACCAGCCTCTCGGTCTGATCTACGACATCTACACGAACTACTCGGGTCAGGTGCAGGCTTCGGCCACCACCGACACGTTCGCTGTCGCTGACGTGTACGCGACCGTTGCGAAGGTTGCGGACCGGTTCCGTGGCCGTGGTTCGTGGCTTGCGAACGAACTCATCTTCGACAAGGTGCGTCAGTTCGACACCAACGGTGGTGCGGACATGTGGGTCATGCTCGCCGCTGACCGTCCCGCCACCCTCCTCGGCCGTCCCGCCTACTCGCAGGCGCAGATGGACGGGACGATCACCGCTGCTGCGGACAACTATGTCCTGGCGTTCGGTGACATCCGTGAGGCGTACACGATCGTCGATCGTGTCGGTCTCACCGTCGAGGTGATCCCCCACCTGTTCGGCACGTCGAACAACCTCCCGAACGGCACCCGTGGCCTGTACGCCTACTGGCGGACCGGCGGCCGGGTCGTCAACTCGGGTGCGGTGGGTCTCCTGAACGTCACCTGACCCCTTCCCAGGTGACCCATTGACCCCAGGGGAAGCGCCCGCCCACCGTGCTTCCCCTGGGGTCGCCCCCTGGTTGTTCTTCGGAGGTTTCTCATGTGGATTGC